ACCCTATAAGTGCATATCAATGCACTGATGGATCAATAGTTTTTTCAGAATTGAAAAGACACGACATATCACGCTCTTTAAATTTACCCTGCGGACAATGTATTGGTTGCAGGTTAGAACGTTCACGACAGTGGGCAATTCGTTGCATGCACGAATCACAAATGCATGAAAAAAACTGCTTTATAACCCTCACATACAATGATGACCATCTCCCAAGCGATAGATCACTACACTATAGAGACTTTCAGCTCTTTATTAAAAGACTACGAAAACGGTATCCTGGACGAAGAATACGTTATTACATGGCTGGAGAATATGGTGAAAACTTTGGCCGTCCGCACTGGCACGCCTGTATCTTCGGACTCGATTTCGATGATAAGAAATTATGGAAACGGACTTCCGCTAATAGTCTCTTATATAGATCCAAAGACCTTGAATTACTCTGGCCATTTGGTTATTCCTCCATTGGAGATGTTACTTTCGAATCCGCAGCCTATGTGGCTAGATATATTATGAAAAAAGTAACAGGAAAAAATGCAGATCAACACTATACAGAAATAGACCCCGAATCAGGGGAAATCACTACACGTAAACCCGAGTTTACGAAAATGAGCCTTAAGCCTGGAATTGGTTACGAATGGTATAAAAAATACACTTCCGATGTGTATCCTCACGATTACGTTGTAATTCGTGGAAAAAAGGTCAAACCTCCAAAATATTATGACAAAAATTATAAAATTGACAATCCATATGAGTTTGACGAACTACTTTACTTCCGAGAAAAGTCTGCTAAACTAAACTACGAAGATAATACCCCTGAACGTTTACTTGTAAAAGAACAAGTAACTCAGGCAAAACTTCAAAAACTTAAACGTAACCTCACTTAAGGATAATCCTCATGAAATTAGTACTATGTTCTGTAAAAGACCGTGCAGCTGATGCTTATGGTCGTCCAATGTTCGTACCCTCTGTAGGCGTTGCTATTAGGAGCTTTAGCGATGAAATCAACCGAACTGATAATGATAACCAGCTGCATAATCATCCTGATGATTTCGATTTATATGAGTTAGGCGAATTCGATGACAATACAGGATTATTTGCTTTACATGATCAACCAAAACTACTATCCTTAGGTAAACAGGTAAAAATACCTAAGGAATGATTGAAACAAACCGACTCAAAGGTTTTATCTTTGGGTCGGAATAAATAAAGGAGCTCGATAAAATGCATCGTAACCAGTCAGTAGATGTACATCAATTTACTATGATTCCTAAGGCTGATATACCTAGGAGTTCATTTGATTGCCAATCTACACATAAAACAACGTTCGATGCCGGGTATCTTGTACCCGTATATGTCGATGAAATGCTCCCAGGCGATACATTTCGTTTGAATATGACCGCATTTGCGCGTTTGGCTACACCTTTATATCCAGTAATGGATAATATGCATCTTGATTCATTCTTCTTTTTTGTTCCCAATAGACTTATATGGTCAAATTGGCAAAAATTTATGGGTCAACAAACGAATCCAGGAGATTCTATATCATATGTTGTACCCCAACAAGTATCACCAGTAGGTGGATACGCTATAGGCTCACTGCAAGATTATATGGGTCTCCCTACAGTTGGACAGGTAGGGAACTCTAATACTGTGAGCCACTGTGCTTTCTGGCCTCGAGCATATAATTTAATTTACAACGAATGGTTTAGAGATGAAAACCTCCAAAATTCTGTTGTCGTTGATACTGGCGATGGCCCTGATACTGTTACTAACTATACTTTACTTAGACGTGGAAAACGAAAAGATTACTTTACTTCTGCCCTTCCATGGCCTCAAAAAGGTGCTTCTGTAACGTTACCATTGGGAACGTCAGCACCTATTAAATACGATAATTTTAGTGGTACCGCAACTGCTGATGATAAATTTGTAGTAGCCGATGTAGGGCCTGCAAATTTAGCTTATTTTTCTTATGGAAATACAGCTGGAACGTATACTGGGCTTGTACCCAGTAATTCGCAACAAAATATGTATGCTGATTTAAGTGCTGCAACGTCAGCAACAATTAATCAGCTGCGTCAATCGTTCCAAATCCAAAAACTTCTTGAAAGGGATGCCCGTGGCGGTACTCGTTATACTGAAATTATACGCTCACATTTTGGTGTTATTTCTCCTGATGCTCGCTTACAGCGTCCCGAGTACATCGGGGGTGGATCAACCAATATTAATATTAATCCGATCGCTCAGACGTCGGGTACTAATGCTAGTGGAACTACTACCCCTATGGGCACACTTGCTGCTATGGGTACTGCCTTGGCTCATAATCATGGCTTTACTTACTCAAGTACTGAACATGGTGTAATTATCGGACTGGTTTCAGTCCGCGCCGATCTTACTTACCAGCAAGGACTTGCGCGTATGTGGAGTCGGTCTACACGATATGATTTTTATTTCCCAGCTTTTGCTACATTAGGCGAACAAGCTGTATTAAACAAGGAAATTTATGTTACAGGTGCTTCTGGGGACAATGATGTATTTGGCTATCAAGAACGCTGGGCAGAATACAGATATTATCCTAGCCGCATTTCAAGTTTGTTCCGTTCTACTGCTGCTGGAACTATTGATGCCTGGCATCTTGCCCAAAAATTCACTACTACACCTACGTTGAATACAACGTTTATACAAGACACACCACCAGTTAGTCGCGTAGTAGCAGTGGGTTCAGCTGCTAACGGACAACAATTTATTTTTGATAGCTTTTTTGATTGTAAAAAAGCGCGACCAATGCCAATGTACTCAGTACCTGGCTTAATCGATCATTTCTAATGTTTGGCGGCTTATCCGGAATTGCTGGCCCTGTTATGACAATAGCAGGAGCAGCAACTGGCAACCCAGCTTTAATGATGGCTGGTGTTGGCATGAGCTCTTATAGTGCTCAACAAAGTCAAAAAGAAGCTAATCAAATGAATATGCAATTAGCTAGTAATCAAATGAATTTTCAAGAACGTATGGCTAATACGTCTTATCAACGTGTTGTTGAAGATTTAAAAGCTGCAGGTTTAAATCCAATGTTGGCTTACTCACAGGGTGGTGCACAAGTTCCAACTGGAGCTAGTGCTACTGTGAGTCCAACAGTAAAAATGGATCAAGTTAATAGTGCGCTTACTGGAGCACAAACAATGTTACAAGCTGCGAATTCTGCAGCTGATGTAGAGTTAAAAGGCGCTCAGACAATAACACAAGGTGAAACACAAGCTTTATTGAGAGCTCAAAAATTGCAAGCGGAAGCTGATGCAGCTCAAAAAGCTGGACATACATATAAACCTAACGAATTTACTGCATATGTAAATTCACAAATTGCTGCAAATCAAGGCGCAGGAGCTCAATCTATGGCGACTGCAAAAAACATTAAAGAAAATATAGCCCCTACTGCTGATCCCTGGTATGTACGCCAGGTTAAACAATCTTTTTCAAGTTCAAAACAAGCTTTAGATAGCGGTATTGAAAAAGTATATAAGTCTGGTAAAGACTGGGCTCGTCAGAAATATCAACAATTTATTGGAGGAAAATAATGTCAAAAAACACCGTTTTTTTACGAACACCTTACAACTATGACAAAGATGCTGCAACAAATGAGTCAGGGTTGCATTGTGAGGATGCTTCCCTGGCTCAGCAGCATTTTAAAGACGAATGTGATATTAATAATATCCTTCGTCAATTCAATATTACAGGCCTATTGCCTGAACAAACATTATCGCCACGTTATGGCGATTTCACCGGTATCGGTGACTATCATTCTGCTTTGAACCGCGTTATCGCGGCTCAAGACGAATTTAATGGCTTACCAGCCCAAATTAGGGCTCGTTTTGATAACGACCCGTCAAAATTGATTGAGTTCCTTGAGAACGAGAATAATCGACCAGAAGCCGAAGCTCTCGGATTGGTCGAAAAAGCCGCTGCCGAAGTCGTTGAAGCGGCTAAAAACACCCCTGAGAAGGCGGCTGAATAAGCCGTAGCACAGTTACTTTACTAGATGTAACTGTGCTAGGTGACACCAAACCCACAAATGCATGAAAAAAGGAGCTAAAAAATGATGTATAGAAAACCAGTTAATAAACGTCGATCTGCTCGTTCTTTTAGAAAGAACGCACGACGTACTAAATCTGCAAATA